CAACACCCACTGTCACTATTAGTGACCCTGATGTAGGAGATAATGGTGCAACTGCCACTGCTGTAATGGCACCCATTTACTATACAATAAATAGTTCGACACCAATAGTATCTGGAATTACTACATTAACTCTTGAAGAAAACTTAATCAACGCAGTTGGTGTAGGAACATCGGTTCATTTCTTCCAGCAAAGCAAAATTATTGCTAGTTCACATACTTTTGAGTATATCGGTTCCGGCAACACTATTACAGAGGCAACTCCAAAACGTGGTGGCGTTACTATTCAAGCAAATGAGGTTAAAAAATTAAACGGAGGAAACGTGGTTTATACCAGTACCGACCAGTCTGGTAACTTTAGAATAGGTGATGACTTACAAATTAACCAAAATACTGGTACAATTAGTGGTAGAGCATTCTCCAGAAGTTTATTCACTGAAATGACACCGTTTATTCTAGCATTGAGTTAAGATGGCACAATTAGCACTTAATAGATTCCAAACAGTAACACTTGAACTTACAGACTCAGAGCAGACAATGTACACTGCTCCGACCGGTTATACTGCCATTCTTTTGTATGCTCACGTAGCAAATGTTGGTTCATCTGACGCAACGGTTACAATGAAACATGCGAGATCAGGAACCGATACAGAAATTATAAATGCAGCGAATGTGCCAACAAATGACGCATTTGTTCCTCTCAGTGGCAAGTTAGTTTTAGAGACAAGTGACTCGGTAAAAGTCACTGCTAGTGCTAATAGTACACTCAAGTGTATTTTAAGTATCCTGGAGACAGCAACGTAATGCCATATATCGTAGGTTCATTGTCTCAAAATAGTTTGAATATGACTGGTGGTGTCGTTCAGTCAGGAGTGACTACGACCACTACCACAAGTGAGACTGCGATTGTATCAATTTCAGCACCTAAATATCAGTCAGTTGAGTTTAAGATACAAGTCACTCAATCAAGTTCTTACAATTCAACTATTGTGAGAGCGATGCATGATGGTACAAGTGCATATGTTAGTGAGTATGGCACACTTCAAGTGCCATCTGGTATAGCAACTTTTTCAGCAGATGTTAGTGCAGGTCAACTAAGACTATTAGCATATCCATCATCTTCTGGTTTAACAACCTTCAGCGTTATTTACACCGCATTGAACGCATGAAAAGTTTTAAGGAGTTTATTAAAGAAACAGCACCCACTAACTCCGTTACTAGCGGAGGAGTGGCAGAATATACTCCTTACTTGTTTAAGAATGAGGATGATGATGACCTCACACAAGATTATCAGACACCAGCAGAAACTGGTGAAGCAAGATATAGATTTGCAAATATATACCCCGTTTTAAAACTATCACTGAGTAGTAGTGATGGTGATGGACCTAGTATTGATGCGATGGTTCATGCATCTAAGGAATACACACAGTTGATGGATAATGAAACCATCAAACGTATTCGCACAAACTTTGATAGGTTCTATAAAGAAGAAGCGAATCCTAGGATTCCCAGAAAAAAAGGACAACCCGCTAAGTCAAAGAAACACTCTGACCTTTATACCGATGAAGACCCCAAAGGAACTATTCACGGTCTAGGTTTTAAGAACGTTGCCAAAGCAAAAGAGTCTGTAAGTAAGATAAGAAACTCCTCAAGATCACATGCTCACAAGATCCAAGCAGCAGTTGCTATGGAACAAAGAGCAAGAGAAATGGGTAAGACTGCTGAAGCAGCAGTCTATAGAAAGTATATTAATATGATGAAGAAGAAAACAAAGGCGATGAGAGAAGGTTGGAGTGCTAAATACAAGCGCAGTATTGATTGCTCTAACCCAAAAGGGTTTTCTCAAAAAGCACATTGTGCAGGGAGGAAGAAGAGAGCAAAGTAAACTTCGCTAGGTGTTGAAATGAAACCTCTTAAGATTGCTTCCATTAGTTTAGGTGCCGTCATTGGCGTAGCACACATTGGTATTCTAGGTCATCTTATTAGTAGGAAACCAGTCATTCAACCACCCGCGATAAACTTTCCATCTGGAAGATATTCTTCTTACAAAGTTGAAGTAGGAAAAGATGGTTATACTATAGAGTATAAAGCAAACGATCCTAAGACTCTCACATCTGAAAGAAGTATTGATCTAGTAGAAAATAAAAAAGGGTTATTTGGTGGTAAAAATATAGACAAAACTGAGTATAGAAGAGACGAATACACAGCAGAGGGTTTTAGAAATACTGGTGGAGGAGGAGTAGGCGAGGGAAAGTCTGCGAGCGACATAGAGTGTATCGTGGCAGACGCTGGAGCGAGGTCACAAGGTGCGATGGCAGGAACAGCAATTAGCACTGGTGTAATAGCACCTGCAGTAATGAATATACCTTATGTCGGATGGTTGGCAGCAGGATGGGCAAACTTACTTGGTCAAAGAGTTGGCGAAGAAGCAGGTTCTAGAGTTGGTTCAGTCTTCAACGATTGCTAAATAATACATGAGACTACTAGTTTCTTATGAAAAAGTGTCCTCCTGGGCAGTATTACTGTTTTACTGATAAGAAATGCAAGAAGATTCCATCCGGTTATTATATCGGTGGAAGAGGAATGCTGACTTCTAAACCGGGCAACGGGAAGAATGGTAATGGGAACGGTAATGGCAATGGAAACGGTGGAAACGGTAATGGAAATGGTAATGGTGCTAACGGCGGCAACGGCGGTGGCAATGGTGGTAATGGCGGGGGAATGGGAGAAGAAGTAGTCCAAACTGAAGGCACATTACGTCAGTGGTTTAAAGGTTCTCGCTCAAAAGGCGGTAAACCTGGATGGGTACAAGTCGTGTCAGGAAAACCCTGTGCCAGACAACCCGGACAAAAAACCACTCCTAAGTGTGTATCATCGGCAAAAAGAGCATCTATGACAGACGCCGAAAGGAAGTCTGCACAGAGAAGAAAAAGAAAAGCTGATCCTGGACAACCACAAAAGTCTGGTGCAGCAAAACCAACTTATGTAAAAACTGATAGTCCTAGAAAGATGAAAGAAGAAGCAAATCTCATCCAAGAAAAGGACAAAAAAGGTAAGGGTAGTGGAACTAAAGATGCCTGTTACCATAAAGTTAAGTCCCGTTATTCTGTTTGGCCAAGTGCGTATGCGTCGGGAGCACTGGTCAAGTGTCGTAAGGTAGGTGCAGCCAACTGGGGAAATAGCACCAAAAAAGAAGAATTTTCTAACTGGAGAGAGGAGTTAGCAGAAGCAAAAAAGTGCTGGAAGGGTTACAAAAAAGCAGGAACCCAAAAACTCTTCGGTAAAACATACAATCGTTGTGTCAAAAAAGAGCAGGTCGAAGAGGCAGTAAGACTCCCTGCGAAAATTGGCAACATCGTTGAAGTTAATTTTGTCTTTCGTGGAAGAATGATGATGATAAAAATGTTCTTCCCTAAAGTAGGCATTCCCTCCAGAACAGAAGTTCAAGATCAAATTAATAATGTATATCCTGGCGCAAGACTAACGTATTTCAGAGTCTCAGACCATGACCCAGGACAACCACTTCTCAAAGTCGCAGAGGAGCGATCAGGAGAAGATAGAACAATTAATGAGACTGTTGCAGATGACGCAACAGCATCAGGAGAGGTCTCTCAGGAGACCGAAGTCTTAGAGGACTGGCAAAAAGTAAACCGTAAGGATAAGACTGACGGTTTGAGTCAGAAAGCAGTTGATGCTTATCGTAGAGAGAACCCAGGTTCAAAACTTAAAACTGCTGTAACAACAAAACCTTCTAAACTTAAGAAAGGTTCAAAAGATGCAAACCGTCGTAAGTCTTTTTGTTCCAGAATGAAAGGAATGAAAAAGAGACTGACTTCTGCTAAAACTGCAAGAGATCCAGACAGCAGAATCAATAAAGCTCTTAGACGTTGGAATTGCTGAGTGAAGTATGCCTGATAATGTATATCTTGGTAATCCTAACCTAAAAAAAGCGAATACCCCTATTGAGTTCACTGAAGAGCAAATCATTGAATTTGTTCAGTGTCAGAGGGATCCGGTTTACTTTGCCAATAAGTATGTAAAAATTGTTAGTTTGGATGAGGGTCTTGTCCCTTTCCAACCATATCGCTTTCAAGAGAAGTTAATCAATAACTTCCACGAAAATAGATTCAACATCTGTAAGATGCCCAGGCAGACTGGTAAATCTACTACAGTGGTATCTTACCTTCTGCATTATGCTATTTTCAATGATAGCGTGAACATTGGTATTCTTGCAAACAAAGCAGCAACTGCTAGAGAACTTCTTGGAAGGTTACAAACTGCATATGAAAACCTTCCTAAGTGGATGCAGCAAGGTATTATGGTATGGAACAAAGGTAGTTTGGAGTTAGAGAATGGCAGTAAGATATTGGCAGCTTCTACGTCTGCAAGTGCTGTCCGAGGTATGTCGTTCAACATCCTCTTTCTCGACGAGTTCGCGTTTGTCCCAAATCACATCGCTGACTCGTTCTTTGCATCTGTATATCCTACTATTACTTCTGGTAAAAACACCAAAGTAATTGTTGTATCTACTCCTCACGGTATGAATCACTTCTACCGTATGTGGACTGATGCGGAGAATGGTAAGATTGAGTATGTTCCGACTGACGTTCACTGGAGTGAAGTCCCTGGAAGAGATGAAGAATGGAAAGAACAAACTATCAAGAACACTTCTGAACAGCAGTTCAAGATTGAGTTTGAGTGTGAGTTCCTTGGTTCTATTGATACTCTCATTGCACCTAGCAAACTGAGGTCATTAGTATATGAGGCACCACAAACCTCTAATGCTGGTCTTGATGTATATCAGGATCCAATAAAAGACCATGACTATGTTATTACTGTTGACGTTGCAAGGGGTGTAGGAGAAGATTATTCTGCATTTGTATGTGTGGACATAACAGAGTTCCCCCACAAGGTTGTAGCAAAATATAGAAATAATGATATAAAACCAATGCTATTTCCTAATGTAATATACGAAATAGCAAAGAGTTACAATAATGCGTTTATTTTATGCGAAGTAAATGATGTCGGAGACCAAGTAGCATCATTACTTCACTATGACTTAGAATATCAAAACGTTTTGATGTGCTCTATGAGAGGTAGAGCAGGACAGATAGTTGGTCAAGGTTTTTCTGGCAAAAAGACACAACTAGGTGTCAAGATGTCAAAGACTGTCAAAAAGGTTGGTTCTCTCAACTTGAAAACAATGATTGAAGAGAATAAACTTCTTTTCAATGACTTGGACATCATATCAGAACTAACAACATTCATTTCAAAGAATAACTCGTTCGAGGCAGAAGATGGATGTAATGATGACTTGGCAATGTGTCTTGTCATTTATGCCTGGTTAGTTGCACAAGACTATTTTAAAGAACTTACTGACCAAGATATTAGAAAGCGTCTTTACGAAGAGCAGAAGAACCAGATAGAACAGGATATGGCACCATTTGGTTTCTTAGACGATGGTTTGGGTTCTGAGAGTTTTACTGACTCCGAGGGTGACCGTTGGTTCCAAGCAGATGAATATGGTGACCGCTCTTATATGTGGGAGTATCGATAATGGATATCGATGGACAGATAAAACTTGGACATCTGCTCCTGAACGATAGAAAGTGTAGAGTATGTGGAGAAACGAAGAATCTGATAGAGGGATATTATAGAACAAGAAAGGACAGAGGAGCAGTTGCATCATCATATTCTTATGAGTGCAAAGAATGCACTATCAAGAGAATAGTCGAAAACAAGAAGAAACAAACTCCATTCATGGACTGGGACTACCCAGATTGGTAGTTCACGTCGTGTTTCCCCGTTGAAAATGCTGCAAATTCTAAATATCTACAGATAAACTGAGACAACGGAGAAAAACATGGCGACTCCTCAATTATCTCCTGGGATACTTGTAAGGGAGGTTGATCTTACAGTAGGCAGAGCTGATAATGTTCTTCAAAACAACGGAGCGATAGCGGCACCTTTCAAAATTGGTCCCGTATCGGAAGCTGTAGATATTACTACAGAAGAAGAACTGATCAATGTATTTGGAAGTCCCATTTCCACTGATAGGCACTATGAGTACTGGATGACAGCATCATCCTTCCTTTCTTACGGTGGAAGACTCAAGGTTGTCAGAGTTGATGGTTCTAACCTCAACAATGCTAACGCTGGTGTTAGTTTGGCATCTACCACATTAAAGATCAAGAACTTCGATGACTTTAATGCCAACTACGACGATGCAACCGACTTCCTGTACGCAGCGAAGAACCCTGGTACATATGCAAACAACTTAAAAGTTGCTTTTATTGATGACTTTGCCGATCAAGTCATCGGTATTACAACAGATGATCCTGGTGCTTCTAACCTCAAGGTTGGTTTTGGTGTCACTATGGCACTGAGTGGAACTGAACCCGGTATTGGAACAACCAAAACTATCGATGGTTTCCTGAAAGGCATCATCACTGGTGTAACCACTGACTCTACAAACAGTGCTAGTAGCATCGCTGTTAAAGTTGTATCCAGAGTTTCTGGACAAAGCACAGAGAACGCTATTTCTTACGTTCAGAACGATCCTCTGAGATCTTTCGTATCTGGTTCAACTATCATCCCTGTTAATAACTCTGGTATTAACACTGGTAAGGGTGAAGGCATATTCGCTGGTGCTGCTGGAACAGTCACTGACTGGTATGATGGTCAGCAACTGACTCTCTCCAACGCAACCATCTTCTGGAAAGAAATTGCTCCCAAACCTACAACATCTGCTTATGTAAGCGATAGACAAGGTTTGAATGATGGAATGCACGTTGTCATTGTTGATGACGAAGGCACTCTGACAGGTGTTAAGGGTAATGTTGTTGAGAGAAATACTTTCCTCTCTAAGGCATCTGATACTGTTTCTGCTATTGCTTCCCCTGAGAGAACATTCTACAAGGACTTCCTTGCTCAAGGTTCTCAATACGTCTATGCTGGTGGTAACGCATCTGCTGCAGCAGACTCTTATCACGGTACAACTCCTGTTGCTACAGGTTTCTCCACAAACTTTGTTGCCAACACAACTGCTGAAGGTCTTTGGGGACAACTGGCACAAGATACTGTATTTGGTGCTATCGGTAATAAGACTTATGCCCTCGTGGGTGGTAAGGACTATAGTGGAACCGACAACAAAGGAATGGCAGCAACTCTTGGTGACCTGACCGCAGGTTACGAACTGTTCTCCAACAAAGATGAGATTGAGGTCAACTTCCTTCTCATGGGTCCTGGTTGCACCACTGAAGTTGAGTCGCAAGCAAAAGCAAACAAACTTATTTCTATCGCAAATGGTAGAAAAGACTGTGTTGCTTGCATTTCTCCCGATAGAAACAATGTAGTTGATGTTTCTTCCAGCACGGATCAAACAAACAACATCATTAAGTTCTTCTCTCCCCTGTCCTCCTCTTCGTTCGCCTTCTTTGATAGCGGATACAAGTACATGTATGACAGGTTCAATAACAAGTTCCGCTTTATTCCTGCTAACGGAGACGTTGCAGGTCTGATGGTTAGAACTGAAATTGATCAGTTCCCCTGGTATTCACCTGCGGGTCAGCAAAGAGGTGTCCTTAACAACGCCACTAAACTTGCTTTCAACCCCAATAAAGCACAGAGAGATTCTCTGTATGAAGCAAGAGTCAACTCTATTGTCACACTACCTGGAACTGGTACAGTTCTTTACGGTGATAAGACTGGACTGAACTTCGCTTCCGCGTTCGATAGAATCAACGTCCGTCGCCTCTTCCTCACAGTTGAGAAGGCACTTGAAGGACTCGCAAACGAGCAACTCTTTGAGTTTAACGATGAGATCACAAGATCTTCCTTTACAAACGCTGTTGAACCCTTCCTCCGCGATGTTCAAGCGAAGAGAGGTTTGGTTGACTTCCGAGTCATCTGTGATAGTTCTAACAACACTCCTGACGTTGTTGACAATAATGAGTTCCGGGCAGATATCTTCCTGAAACCCACTAAGTCTATTAACTATGTCACTCTTACATTTGTTGCCACACGAACTGGTGTAGCATTTGAAGAAGTTACAGGCAGAGTTTGATAATAGTATTAAATAAACAAGGAGGCAACAACTAATGGCAAACTTAAGAACGATCACTAACTTTAAATCCGCCCTCAGAGGGGGCGGTGCCCGTCCTAATCTATTTGAGGTTGACATCACCGGTTGGCCTGGTGGTGAAAATATGGGTGACTTTAATAATGATTCTAAGGAAGAGTTTCAGTTCCTCTGTAAGGCTGCAGCACTCCCTGCTTCCAACATTACTCCCATTGAAATTCCTTTTAGAGGTAGAACACTCAAAGTTGCTGGTGACAGAACCTTTGATACTTGGAATATCACCATCATCAATGATGAAAACTTCAGACTTAGAAGTAAGTTTGAGCAGTGGATGAATGGTATCAACAAACTCAGCGATGGTTCTGGTGCTACTGCTCCCGGATCTTACATGGGTAATGCGGTTGTTCATCAACTTGGTAGAGGTGCTAACCAAGGAAGGAATGCTACCACTAACTCTGGTGGTGGAGACGGAAGTGCTGGACGTAGTGACATCACACCTCTTAGAACTTACTACTTCAGTGATATTTTCCCCACTGAAATTTCTGAGATTGGATTGTCTTACGATACCACTGATACTATTGAAGAGTTCTCCGTAACTTTCCAAGTTCAGTATTGGGTTGCTGGTACAAACAGCACTAACGGCGGTCCTTCTGATCAACGCAATCTTGTGACCCGATAAATAGTCCAATAAAAGGACTGTTAGATAGTCATGGCAAAGTTATTTGGGTTCTCGATTGAGGACACCGATAAGACTCCACCTAGTGTAGTGTCCCCCGTTCCTCAGAACAATGAGGACGGGGTTGATCACTATTTGACTAGTGGGTTTTTTGGTTCTTATGTTGATATCGAAGGTGTATACAAAACTGAGTTTGATCTCATCAAACGATATCGTGAAATGTCACTTCATCCCGAATGTGACAGTGCCATTGAGGATATCGTAAATGAAGCAATTGTTGCTGACACCAACGAGTCTCCAGTAGAAATAGAACTTTCAAACTTGAATGCTAGTGATGGCATCAAGAAAAAGATTAGAGAAGAGTTTAAATACATCCTTTCGTTATTAGATTTTGATAAAAAGGCGCACGAAATCTATAGGAATTGGTACATTGACGGCAGACTTTATTATCATAAAGTCATCGATATGAAAAACCCTCAAGAGGGTATTCAAGAATTACGTTATATTGACGCAATGAAAATGCGTTATATACGTCAACAAAAGAAAAACCCAAATGACCAGGTAAGGTTAAGCAACCTTGGAAAGGCATCTGATAATCCAATGGATTATGAGTTTCCTGAAATTGAGGAATATTTCCTCTACAACCCCAAGTCAGGATATCCTACTGGAAACCCAGGTGCAATGGGTGGTTCAGCAGGAATCAAGATGGCAAAAGATTCCATCACCTATTGTTCCTCTGGTTTAGTAGACCGTAACAAAGGATCAACCCTTTCGTATCTTCACAAGGCAATCAAATCACTCAATCAACTCAGAATGATTGAGGATAGTCTGGTTATTTACAGACTGTCAAGAGCACCTGAGCGTAGAATCTTCTACATTGATGTGGGTAACCTGCCCAAAGTTAAGGCAGAACAATATCTGCGCGATGTTATGAATAGATATCGTAACAAACTTGTTTATGATGCTAACACTGGAGAGATTCGTGATGACAAAAAATACATGTCGATGCTTGAAGACTTCTGGCTTCCCAGGCGTGAAGGCGGAAGAGGAACCGAAATCTCCACTCTGCCTGGCGGACAAAACCTGGGCGAAATCACTGATATTGAATATTTTAAAAAGAAACTCTACAAGTCGCTTAATGTTCCTATCTCCAGAATTGAAGGAGATGGTGGGTTTAACCTGGGGAGATCTTCTGAAATCCTGAGAGATGAAGTCAAGTTCAGTAAGTTTGTTGGTCGTTTAAGAAAGAGATTCTCACGCATGTTCCACGATATGCTGAGAACCCAACTTCTTCTTAAGAACATCATCACCCCCGAAGATTGGGACATCATGGGTGAGTTCATTCAATATGACTTCTTGTATGATAACCACTTCGCTGAACTGAAAGAAGCAGAGTTGATAAATGAAAGACTTACTCTTGCTCAGGCAGCAGAACCTTACGTTGGTAAGTATTACTCTCAAGATTACTTGAGAAGAAAGGTTCTCAGACAGACTGATCAAGAGATCTTGGAGCAAGATGAACTAATTGAAAAGGAAATAAAGGCAGGCATTATCCCCGATCCTGCGACTGTTGACCCAGAAACGGGTCAACCTCTCCAACCCGAAGCTAATGATGATTTAGGAAAACCAGTAATGGAACCTGAATCAGATGGTTCAGCAACTGAAGCACCTGAACTACCCAAGGGTGGGGAAATATAAATAAAACATAGTAGGTATTGACTATTCACATGGATGAGCTTATGGATATGATGATATCCGATGAATCACCGTCGCAAATCAGCGACAAGATCAAGGATATTCTTTTTGCTAAGTCTGCTGAAAGGATTGATGCATTTCGTCCTTCAATAGCAAATGCTGTTTTTGACGGTGAAGACATTGAAGTAGATGACGAAGAGGAAACTCTGGAAGTCACTGATGAGTTAGAAACCGAAGACGAAACCGAAGAGGAGTCTGAATAATGGCACATCGTACAGTTGGTGCTGGTCAAAGTGTAACAGTTTCTGGTGCTGGTGGTGCTAGTGATGCTATCACTGTTAAGTCGAATAACATTCGTATTAACACGAGAGGTGTTGATGCTCATGTAGCAATTGGCACTGGAACAACTTGTACCCAAACTGAATATTTTATTGCTGATGGTTCTGCTGCTACTTTAGCACTCACTAAAGCATCTCAAAAGGTCATCAGTGTTGAGTCTTTAGCAGGTGGTAAGACACGCATTACCTGTCCTGAAGGAACTCAAATGCCTTTTGCCGTTGGCAACTGTGTGTCTCTTGAAGTTGGAACAGCAGATAGTAACTGGGCAACAGTTATAACTCACGTTGGAGTTGACTCTGTTGATCAAACTGCTAGTTTCGATGGGTTTCATCAAACTAGACTCGTAGTTTCTGCTGACACAAGTGGAATTTCTACAGACTTTTCTGACAGAGATGCTACTTTATTCAACTCAGTTAAAGTGGCATCAGTCACAACTGGAGATGCTGGATCACTCTTCGTTCAACAAGTACAAATCACCGGACAAGCCTGATGAAACTTATCAGAGAGGAAATCGAATCCGTCGAATTCATTGTCGAATCAAAAGGCGGTAAAAAACAACTTTATATTGAGGGAGTATTCCTTCAGGGAAACATCAAAAACCGTAACGGTAGAATGTATCCCATGGAGACACTTCGTCGCGAAGTTGGTAGATACAACGAAAACCATGTTCAGGCAGGTAGAGCACTTGGCGAACTCGGACATCCTGATGGTCCTACCGTCAACTTAGATCGTGTATCTCATAAGATTGTTTCTCTGAAAGAGTCTGGTTCTAACTTTATTGGTAAAGCAAAGATCCTCAATACTCCCATGGGTAAGATTGCAGGATCTCTCATTGATGAAGGTGTTAAACTCGGAGTTTCCTCTAGAGGTATTGGTTCTTTGAAAATGACACGCGAAGGTGTCAATGTTGTCGGTGACGACTTTATGTTAGCAACTGCTGCTGACATCGTTGCTGATCCTTCTGCCCCCGATGCCTTTGTTGAAGGAATCATGGAAGGTAAAGACTGGGTATGGGATGGTGGCATTCTTCGTGAGAAGTTTGCAGAAAAAACATACAAGCAAATTAACACCCTTGCTACACAAAAGCAACTTGATGAGAAAAAGTTGGATTTATTCAACGATTTCCTTAATAGTATCTGAATAGGTATTAAATCTTTTAATTTATAAATAAATATAGTTTTTAAAAAAACGGATACGGAGCTGTTCAAATGTCTCGTGGTAACGAATTACAAGAAATGGAAGTAAAGACACAGCAGTCCAAAACTGCTGCTAACGCTAACGCCAAACCTGGTGATCCTATGCCCTCCTTGTCTGGAACAACTCCTGGACAGTCGGGTTCTTATGAAGATCTCGGAGGTCCTACTCCTGAGAACTACAAAACTGATGATGATTCTGCCAAGTTGAAAACACCTGGTAAGACTCTGAAGCAAGTCAGAGATGTAGTAAATGCTAAGGCAAAGCCTGCAGAGGCTGCACCTGCTGGCATGAAGGAAGAAGAAGTTCAAGTAGAGGAACCAGTGATCGAAGAAGAAGAAACAACCACTGACGAGGTAGTCGCTGAAGAAGAGACTACTGAAGAAGTCGTTGCCGAGTATGACATGGAAGAGGATGTCAATGCTCTTCTCGGTGGCGACGAACTCACCGAAGA